TGTCAACCTCTGTATTCGTTAGAGGCGTGCCTTTCCCGGCCCGAGTAACGATAGTGCTCATGTTCTAAACTCCAAACCCGGTCAGTTTCTTTTAGGCTGCGGCGAGCGTAATCGTCCAAGTTACGGTAAGGCTATCGTTCGCACCTTTGTTTACGACCGCGAACACTGTCCTGCAGAGCATATCGCCCGCCGAAGTTGCGTTAAAGATCCCCGCCTCGGTTACGGCGCCAGTCGCATCACCGGCCTCAAACGATGCTTCGTAAATAACCTTCTCGTTATTCGTGCCGCTAATCGTCGTGCTATCAAGCGCCTCTCGAGAACCGAGTTGCGACCCTAGATCCGTATCACCCGCAGCCGCCGCTGTAGTGCTCGAGCCGAGGCCCATGTGCGACATAACCGCCTTGGACGTTCCAACCATCCGAGAGATAACGAAAGCAAGACCCTCGTTAACCACAAGGTTCTTAATCTCTCGTGCATCTTTTACGCTTCCATCCGGACCGCGCAACACCAAGGAGACATCGCCGGTCATCTTAAGTTTCTCGTTAAGCATGATTTACCCTTTCAAAAGGTTCTAGAGGTGCCGACGTAATCCTCGGCGAAATAGTACGCTTCGCAGTAATCCTGATTTAGAAGACTACCGGAATCGGTAAAGGTCGCGGTATCGCTCTTGCCTAAAACCGGGAATCTTACGGATGCGTCGGAAATGCTTGCGCTATCCGATGCTGGCCTGTTGAATTGTAGCGCCGCGCTCTCTGAAAGACTAGCCGAGTCGCTTAACGGCTTTACAAGAGCGAACAGGAGCGCGTCAGATAGAGCCGGAGTCTCGGATAAGACTTTCGTAAACGCGAACGTCTGCGCGTCGCTAAAGCCCGCCGCGTCCGCCTTGTTAAGCGTTACCGAGAACACCGCGCTATCCGCCGCAGTCGCGCTATCGGAAAGCTGCTTTGTACCGGAAAGCACTAGAGCATCGCTAACACTCGCCGTGTCTGTCTTGTTGAGTCCCAGCGCGAATACTTGCGTATCGGAAAACGAGGCGGAGTCTTGCTTAAATAGCCCGGATGTTAGTGCCGCACTGTCACTCGCAGCGAAAGCATCTGACTGCGGCTTAACAAGAGAGAAGGCTTTCTGCTCAGAGATGTTTGTGACGTGATCGATTGACTTAAAGAGCGAAATAACCTGATCGTCGTCCGCGAGAACACCGTTAACATCGTCTGTCGCGCCGATTGTGTCCGAAAGAACCTTTGTGATTGCTCTTGTTTGCGATTCGGCGAAATAAATGTAGTCGGTAGCCTCTGTGTAATCCTCGAGGAAGTAGTCGATCGCGTAACCGGAGAAGGCAACCTTATAGAAATGATTAACCCTTAGATCGCTCGCGCTTGCGCTATCCGAAGAAACCTTGCCGGTCGATTTATCCGCCTCATCAGCGAAGGAGGCGGCATCCGCTAGCACCTTTGTAACTGCGCGGGTCGCGGCATCTACAAATCCCGCGCTATCGGCGAGAACCTTAGTAAAGCTTCTTATCTCTGCGTCGCTAAATACCGGCGTGTCTTGCTTACCTAACCCAATAGCAAAATTAAGGATATCCGCAAGCGCGGCGGAATCCGCAAGAACTTTGTTGACATTAACGGCGATCTGCTCGGCTATCAGAGCAGAATCAGCGAGAGTAAGGAACTCTATCCACTCGGCAAGTACAGCGTCTGCGGCCTTGATCTGCCACACGGCGGCGTAAACCGCCGCTCTTATCTCTTTGACGCTAGCGGCGGCGTTAAACGTAGCGGCGTAAAGATCCGCCCTCGTTTCTTTTGTACTAACGGCAGCCGTCAGGTACAGCGGCGTTACACTGACCCGAAGCTGCGGCATTAGTCAAAGTCGGCCCTAAGCCGAATCTCGACAGGCTCGAAAACAGTCTGCTTCATCCCGCTTGGCATCGTAATCTCGACCTCTCCCTCGTAATCACCGCCCGGAAGGTCAAGGTTACCCGCAGCCCAAACGACATAACAAACCCCGTCTACAGCATCGCCACCGGCGCCGGAGTTAATCGTAAGGTTTCGAATTACAGACGCCGATTCCGCGCCTACAGCGCGAAGCAGGAAGCGACCAGTCGCATTAGTTAGATCGACCGGGGTTCCGCTCGGGTCTTCCGTAATTGTGAGCTTAAGCTGTGGGCCTGTGTCGCCAGCTACGAGCCGAACTTTTGCCATGCGCCCCGCCTATTCTTTGCGCGGCCTTCCTCTTCGCTGGACGGCCTTAAATTCCTCTGCGAACTCTCCATCCTCTACCCGGACGGCTACGCCCATCTCGAGGAAAGAATCCGCAAGCTTTTTCTGCCAATCAAGATTCGTCGGCAGAACTTCGTTTACTTCGTAGAGACGGACGGATGCACCGTTTGCATCCGCCGTCCCCCTGCAAGCCATAATCATCCGAATAGACATAGTGCTTGCGGTAGGCTACTTATGTAGCCCACCCCCTTCTTAAACGTGGCGCGGGTTGCCCTTAACCACTACAGCCGAGGTCGGCGTACCATTAGTATGCGTGCCGGTACGATCGTCAACAACCCGAATGTACCGCTTACTACCAATGTAGCTAAGCTGATGCACAGAGGGGGCTTCCCCGTTAGCATCAATCGTCGCAAACACGCCAGACGAAACTGTACCATCCGCTACGTCGGCTTGCGCCACCGCAGTGTAGGTCGAGTCGTCGTCGGAATGCTCCAGCTTAAACTGGATATACACCGAACCTGAGAGGGTATCGCCTTCCGCCCCGGCTTGCGCGATAACGAGAGCCGATTCCCAGAACTGCAGATCGATTCCCGTACCGTTAGCATCAGCGGTGCGGTTAGCCGGAGCGAGCGAGACAACCGCTGCGGTTTTGTTAGACAAATCTTGCATGGCTTACTCCTTAGCTCGCAACGACTTGCAGACGGATAGCTTCGGCCATAATGACCTGACCACCAACCCGCCGACGAGCGACGTAACGGACATTGCCCGAAGTCGCCTGAGTAAACGGATCACGCAGAACCGCGAGGCTTACACGATCAACGATCATGTAACCACGGCGGAAGTCGCCAAAGGCAACCGCTTTTGCGTTAGCCGCAACGTCAGGCATATCGGGCGTTTCGACATACGGATAGCCGAGAATCGTATTCGGCACACCCGCAATAATCTGCATCCCCGGCTGGAAGACATACTGACCGGCGGTATCCTTAAGCTTACGGATAGCGGCCAGAGTAGTCCTATTAAACAGGAACGTAGCATTGCGAGCATAGTCCGACTTGATCGCATGAACCAGCGTAATCAGACCGTCCGCCGTAAGCAACGAAGCATTACCTGAGTTGGTCGTGCCGATCGATGCGTTGGTCAGAATACCCTCGGGCTTACCCACCGCGTTACCGGAAACAAACGCGGTGCCTTCCGCTTTAGCGAACTGCTCGGCGAACTCGCCGGACATTTCCGCTTCTACGTCAAACACAGCGTCCTCGAGCAACTGCTCAGAGATATCAACGAGCGCGTACATCTCATGCGTCGGAAGCTCTTCCTGACCCGTCGTATAGCCGGTGGTTTCCGCACGGGTGCCTTGCTCCGCAACCCATTGCGCGGCGAACGTACCCGAGCGAGTCGGCATCTTGATCGACTTTTGAGTCGTCGAACGGATGCGGGCTACCGAGCGAATCGGGCTAATCTCGGTTACGGTCTTAAGAAGCTCGCGCACATACTCTTCCGGAGCAAGGAAGCCGCCGCTGGTATCGTTCGATACCGACAGAGCTTTAACCTCGTCAGGAGCCATGTTCTCCTTGCCCTTGCGCAGCCACTTCTCGAAGCTCTTCATCGAGAAATCGATTTGCTTCGTCTCGGGGCCAGTACCGGGGCGCTTAAGCATCGTCTCGAAGTTATCGAGCTTCTCGCCCATGTCCTTCTGCGCGAGCGCGGCCTGAGTAAGCTTCTGATTTACATCTTCGAGCTTATTCAGATCGGACTCGATACGAGCAAGCTTCGCCTCGAGGAGAGGATCTGCGCTGCCCTTCTTTTCGATCGCCTTCAGACGCTCATCGTTTGCACTCTTAAACTGCTCAAAAGCGCTGGCGATGGCATCAACGGCGGTTTTAAGTTCTTCTGCCATGATTACCTCGTAGTCAAAAGTGATTGTAGTCGCTTCATAGATTGAAGCACATCCGATTGCCCTTCTGCATCCCGCAGACCTAGAGCTTTTGCAACAGCCGCTGCCGCCGCCTTCGCTTCAGAGCGAGAAAGGCTCCCTGCGTCCCGCAAGAAACTTTCCCATTGCCTGACCGTCCAATCCGCCCCTTTTACCGCCGACACCCGCGCTCGCGGATTCATTGGGAAAGTAACGGCTGAAATCTCCATCAGATCGACCTCTTTGAGATACCGGCGACCTTTGTCAGCGTCGTAAGTGTACCCCTTCGGCTCGAGCCGATACCCAATCGACAGGCCATCAAGAGCGCCCATCTTCATAAGCTCGTAGGCTTCGCGTCCGCGCTGCGTACCCATCGCGAGACGGCCTTTAACTTTTAGCCCCCGCTCGTCCTCGACGATTTCGTCAAAGATTCCGATCGGCTCGTCCATCCGATGCTGATAGAGCAGCTTAATGCCCTTCGCGCCGCGCTTTGCGATAGACCGCGAGAATGCGCCCTTCTCGACAACATCTTGCCCGAGATCGACGTTTCCGAAGATAGAGCCATAGCCGCTAAATGTACCTGCGTCGCCCTCTTCCGCCTTAATCTCGGCGGCGACGTGCATAGTGTTGCACTCGTAGTCCGCGAGATCGGCGCTCTTACCGCCCCTAAATGTGTTCATACAGACCGCAACCCTTTGCTCTCGATCAGGGAACTCTGACTGCATCGCATCACTCCCCATACAGCGAGACATATAGTCCGACTCTGCTTCACCGGCGGATGGCTTTGGTACAGGCATAGCTTTGACTCTACTAAAATATGGCCTGACAATCAATATACTACATCTTCGCCCGGAAAAGGCACATCGTTGTACATCTCCGCTAGCTGATTCTCTGTAAGTCGCGTTCTAGACAGAATCGCGTTATCGACAAGTTTTTCAAAGATTTCTGCGGTTTTCCCGGTAATTTTTAGCCCAAACAGCCCGATTTCCTTGGTCGTACCAAATGCTTCCTGATACCGGAAGAAGGCGTTGTCCATGCGCGGATTGTCGAACACCTGAATTCGAAAGCTCATTTTTGACCCTCTTTTTACCTATCTCTTCTGTGATCTGATCGAACTTTTTTACCGTCGCAGGCGCGAAATATTCGAGTACCTTGCGCCAAAACTGCCCATTCTTTCCGCCGATTAGCGCGTTATAGTTAGCAAACGCCTCGGTTGTGTGACCTACTGTAACAGGAGTTGAAGGCTCCGTCTTAGGAAATTTCCGATAGTAAGCGACGCCATGACCGAACCCGGACGTTTCGTTTGTGACGGCGCCGATAAAGTCGGCGAAGCACAAACCCTCGCTGCCGCCAAAGATTCTGTTAAACGCTAAAGTAAGCCCCGCTTTGTCTCTGTCACCCAGAAACTTTGAACGAACAGCGGCAACAACAAAGGTGTAGAGATTCTTACTGTTGATGTTTTCCTTAGCGCCCGCAACGGAAAAAATCTCATCCGCAGTAAGCCATTCATCCTTTAGTAGCTTGCGGAAGTCTTGCGCTTCGACCGTCCCAAGCGCATTTAGTTGTTGTGTTAACGCCTTCTCTGATTCGTCCTTCCTTATCTTTCGGCGATCTTGCTCGATTTCGTTATTTGCGGTCGCTGACGCATAGCTCTGATAGCCAGATTGCTCATTAACTCGGTTTTTCTTATCTATCCAATGCCCGTACTCGTGCCGCCAGATCGTCTTATCTTCTTCTGTTAATTTCGCCCCTTTCGCATTAGTCATTGCTATTTCTGTCTGGCTACACCAAGCGCCGCTTGATTTGTACTTTATGTTGCTGACCGGCTCGGTAGCGGCTATTGCATCCCGTATGTTTGCGTCCGCGCCCCAATTATCTTTGTGATACACGATCTCTTCTTGCGTCGCTTCGCCCCAAGTCGCTTCTTGCTGCTCTTTCGGGTCGGTAATAGCGTCTTCCGGAAGCTTATAGACAAGAACACAGCGGCAGTTAATAACGTTACCAGCGCCACCCTTCGGATCACCGGGATAGGCCATCTTGTATGGGATGCCTTTATACGGAACGACAAAATCCTCGTTGATGTTGACTTCTACGCCGTTCATCTCGGCGTGATGCGGGCGCGTCCGGTTATCGTTCGCCGATACCCAACGCTTTATCATCGCGTTCGATCCGACTTCTTCCGCGATCTGATTGTTTGCGAAGTTCGCCGCAGCGTGCGTCTCGGTCCTTGCAATCGTAAACGCTCTGCGAGATCCGATAGCTCCGCCGGTCCGCTCACGGATGTTCTTAGCTATCTGCTGCTGCGTAAGCTCTTGCGTAAATCCGTCGTTAATTTCGCGCTGAATAATCGCCCGCGTTGTATCGGATACCTCACGAACTCTATTCGCGCCTTCGTATCGATACCACTCTCTTGCGAGATACTCGAACCTTTGCTCCGCCTTTTCCGGCTTAAGGTTCGCGAGCATCCGGCCTGCGAATAGCTCGATTACATCGTTATATTGACGCTGGAATTCAGGCGAGAGCTTTGCCGGTATGTCGCGATAGATGGCGTCTAAAGGCTCGCCGGAATCAATAGCCTCGATACATCGCGCCCCAATAGACTTAAAGACTGTAACGAGCCGCCTCTGAAAACGGTTCTCGAGGCTAACCCGAAGCCTGTTTTGTTCGACAAGCTCTTGCCGGACATTGATGCGGCGCATTAGTCAAGGTCTGGGATTTTGCTTAGAGTCGAAACTCGGTGCCCAACGATCGTCGAGGTTGCGCTCCACTCTCCGTCAGAGTTCCTCGAGTAGATACGGATTAGAACAGCGGGATCGTCCTCAGTCGCGTTCAGGGTAAACGAAGTACCGGGAACCTTAAGCTTGCCTGTTCGAACGATGCGCGTAATCCTGCCTCGCGCCATACCACCAGACGAATCCCACTCTACGAAGTCCCCTACAGCTACGGTCTTCGCCTTCTCGTCCGCCATGATCTGACGGCGTTTAGCCCTTGCCCAGCTAAAACCGGGATCACCACCCCAGAGTCCCCATGCGACCCTTCCGGGCGACGGATAACCATCCTCTCCCGGCCTAAAACCTTCGGCTTGTTTATCGACTTCGTGCCTAGAGAAGAAGCTAAACATCCGCAATACCGTCTGCTCGCTTAGGCGTTCGCGTTTAATAAGCTGATTAGCCCGCGCTACCCCTACGAGCGTGCCACCCACGTTCCCTTCTTTACGCCACTCGAGCGCCCGCTTCGCCTCTTCCGCCATCGCCTCAGAGGGGCGAAGATCGATATCGGCTTTACCGGCCCGATCATCTGTGTGGCTTATCCATTCGTTGCAGACGTACTCATCCCTGACCTCTGCGTCGAACAGTTCGCAGAAATCATCGTCGTAGTATCCGCAGTTATGGCACTTACGATAGGAGTTGTGCGGTCGATATGCGGCGGGGAGAGCTTCCGGAACTGGTTCGCCGTCCGGATAAATCTCGATAATTCGCTTTTCGCCGTATGCCTCATCGTAGGATTTCTCAGGCTCCCCTTGTTCGACCGGAGCGACTTTCCCTAGCGGAAACAGGTTGGCAGGAATATAAAGCTCATCCGCGCCTTCTACCTGCGGCAACCCTAGCCGCTCTCGGGCTTCGTTTCGGCTAATAATCCCTGCATTTACGCCGCCAATTACGTTCTCATAAACCCTTCGGCGGCGCTCGGCGATAGCGGGGATGGAATCAATATCGTATTCGATACGCAGACTTTTCTCGTTGTAGAGAGGAGTAAGCCACTCGTTTAGGTCTGACTCAACCCGCCGCAGCATCGGGATGATTGTCTCTTCGTACAGAGCGAGCCTTGCT